TTTCCCTCTACACCAGCCAACCAATCAAAGCAATGGACACTAGGCCAATAACTAAAACAGTTCCACAGCTGTAACTTGTCGACCGACATATCTGGCACTTCGGATCTAGAAAAACGTTTTTGGAAAAATGCTGAAATAGGCAATCTATAAAAGACCGCACCATTCGGTAACATGATATGAAATAAGAGCGCTTTCCCGCTAAGACTAGCGATGCCGAAGACCACACATTCCTCACTTTCACCATGATGTTCTTTAAAGTCATAAAGATACTCCTTCCTTACTTTGCAATAGATAGGTGGTATATTTGCATTTAAATAAGCCATAGTTCCTCATTTTATTTCCCCCCAATTAGGGCCCGATTCATAATCAACTTTATTCGGAACTTCCAACTCTACTGCATGTTCCATTATTTGTTTTATTTTATCAGCATGAGCCTCAGATTCAATAGAAAAATCTAACTCATCATGAACTTGAATATGAGCCAGTATACCTTCTTTATATAACTCTATCATGGCTTTTTTGGTCATATCTGCAGCAGATCCTTGAATAAGTTTATTTAAAGCTTTGTATGTATATGCTCTTCTTATTCCTGGGCCGTGTTCCAAGATCGCTTGATCGTGTGGCAATGCTTTATGCATGCCAAACATGTTTGGCTCCCATAAATGAAACCTACATAATCTTCCAAGTAAAGTTCTAATTTGACCACGTTGTTGGGCTCTTTGCATTACGTTATCCATAAGTTGTTTAACAAAAGGAACCCTATCGTGATACTGTCTAAACAGTCCATCGGATGTTTCTTTATCTACACCTAATTCAGCTTGAAGCTTATTTTTACCCATACCGTAGAACAATCCTAGGTTAATTGTTTTAGCCTGACTTCTTGGTATGTTAGCCATATCAGCAACAATAGTATGAAAGTCTGTATCAGGATTATTGTTGTATGAATCTAATACATCATCAACACCATAAAGATTCTGTAGTGCTGCATAGTGAACAACAAGTCTTGGTTCTTGCTGTGAGTAATCAAATACTCCCCATTTACATTTGTTTTCTGGTATAAATAAAGACCTAATTTTAGGGCCAAGATCCTTATTTCTTGCAGGAATTTGCTGTAAGTTTGGATTACTATAACTGAATCTTCCAGTTACAGTTCCGCCATTATCTCCACGTAATTGATTTATTTCAGCATGAATTCTACCTTTATGAGAATGTTTTAATATGGTATCAATAAAAGTTGTATGGGCTTTATTAATCTCTCTAGCCTTAGCAATACATTGAACAATAGGATTAGGATGATTCTGCAAAAAGTTTTTAGTAAACGATGGGGCTTCTGTTTTTTCAGTTCTATCAAATGGTAATTTTAATTTTTCAAAAACTTGTGCAATCGATCTTGCTGCCCATATCTGAACGTCTACTCCTGTTTCTTTTTGTACTTTGTATAAGTTGCTTTTTTCTTCTGTTATTAATTCTTGTTTCAATTTATGTGCAGATTCAATATCTACTCTTACACCTAAAAATCTCATATCAACAAGGCAAGGAAATAATTCAGTTTCTAGATCAAAAATAGAATTTATATCTTGACTAACTATTTCTCTTTTTAAAAACTGCCATAATTCTAAAGTAATTGATGCATCTTTTTCAGCGTATTGTCCAACATACATCGCTGGGAGTTTATACATTTCACCTTTTGCATCAATTCCCCATTCTTTTGCTGCTGCATATAGAGCAGTTTCATCTTTAGATTGTCCCGTATATCTTTTAGAACAAGTATTCAAATCATATCTTAATTGATTTTCATCACATAAAGCTGATGCAATCATGGTATCAATAATTCTACCATTAATTTTTAGTCCCATTGCTCTTAACCAACATACGTCGTACATTGCATTGTGAAATATTTTATCAGAAGATGTATTTAAAACATCTTGCAACCATTTAAGAACCATTGCTTTATCCATATTACCCCCACCTTCGTGAGCAATTGGATAATATCCACACCATCCTTCTACAGCAACTGCGATACCAACAACTTGTCCATTACCTATAATGGCCCCAGATCCCATCTTAGTTAGCTCTGGATCTTTAGTTTCTAAGTCAATAGCCACCTCATGGTATTTAGTTAGATCTGGAAATTCTTCTGGTGGTAGCCATTCTGTCTGAGGTTTAAATATAATTTTATGCATGTTTACTTATCCTTTTTACGTTAGTTAGTGTTTCTATGTCTTTAAAAGGAACCATCGTGATTTTATCTAGTCGACCCTCTCTTTGGTATACTTGATAAACCCCTTTTCCTTTTTCAAAATTTTTTTCTTTTAATTTGTTTGTCACGTAATCTAATAATTCTTGTCTATCCACTACTAACCAATATTCTGGTCTTTCAAATACAATATAATCTGCTTTACCTTTTATCCAACCAGGATAGCCTCTAACATTGGTTCCCTCTATCCAAGCAATATCATCTTGAGTTTTATTGTCCCAACGATTTACTTTCTTCATTCCTTTTACATCAAATTTTAAAAGTCGACCATCTAAAATTCCTTGCACATCCCAATGCTCATACATATCTTGTTTGTCAGTGGCCCATACAGGATCTTTTAAATTTTTTGCAAACTTTTCTTCAACTATTTTTGCTTTTGCTTTGAACTCTTGCCAGCCCATTTTTTTTCCTTTTTATGTGAATAAACTTCATACCAAGTATTACATTCTTTACAGTCATACATAGATATAATTGTATATTCTGATTCTTCATTTACGTCTTCAGCATCATAATCATTTTGCCAAATAACTTCTGCATTACAATAAAAACATTTCATTTTTCTTTTTTCTCCTTATCTTCTTCATTAGAAGAGTCTGTATATTTATCTGTAAAATTTTTTGGTAAACCACTAGGATCAAATATTTCATTCCAACGTTTACGGTATGTCTCATTTGATACTCTAGATTTACCATCCCATTGCCTGCCTTTTTCTTTACTCATCTTTATCCTTTTTATTATAATACAAAACCATTCGTTTACTCTTTTCGTACTTCTCTAATCTTCTTTTCATTCGTTGATTTTCATCATAGAGATGATCACATCTTTTTTTAAGTCTTTTAATTTGTGGTTCATATATTTCTCTATAATAGAGGCTCCAATTTTTATTTATTTCGTTTTGTTTTTCCATTGATATCCTGTAAATGTTTTATTTCTAAATCACAGTAGTGTTTTATCTTTTCTAAATCTTCTATTGCTTTACCTTTTAATAAATATCTACAAACATATTTAATTACATTTGCTTGTAATGGATTGAGTTCATTTTTTCTAATAAACTCCCAAGGTTGAATGGTAAATTCCTTGTAGTGATTCCCGCCTATCTGCTTATCTTGTGGGAATGCATCTTCAAATATATCTTTATATGTCATATCGCTTCCTCCATTGGGTAACATTTGTTATCATCTTTAGGCCTTATAATATGTAGATGTTCTTTTGTCCTTGTTGCACCTACATAGAATAATCTGCTTTCATCATCCTGATTTTTATCATATGATTTTTTAGTATTGGTTGTTAGATCTGTTAATAAAACCACATTGTCTTCCTCTCCACCTTTAGCACTGTGTATAGTAGATAGTTTAATCCGTGGTTCTTGGTTCAACATCTCTCCATTACGTTTCATTCTTCTAATATAATTAATTCTTTTTTGACCTGCTTGATCAAATGCTTCAAACCAAACTTGATTAGTCTTAAGTCCATAATCTTTTTGTAATTGTTCTAAGCTGTAAACACTATTTTTAACAATAGATTTTATTTTATCTTTTTCCCATTTTTCATTACTCATATATTTTGAAATATTTTCTATTTGTTTTGAATCTAACATTTGTCCTTGTGTTAAATGTTCCCAACTTAAAGCAGCTTCTTGAATATTTTTTTCATATTGTTTTTTAAATCTATTTTCAAAATACAAACCTTTATCTCTCATAGTATCTTCTAAAGGATCTAACATTGATCGTGTTCTAGTTAATACTAACCATTTACCAGAAGACATATCCAGATCTTCAAAACTATCATAAGCAGATAGTCTTCCTTCATGCTTCTTTGGTTCCCAATTCTTTTTTATTCTATTATCAACTCTACCAATAATAGAGTTAGCTAATTTATGTATTCTTTTTGGTACTCTTCTAGATTCAGTTAATAGTAATTGTTGTCCTTCTTGAGCAATAAAAGAATCTACATCTGCACCAGCCCATCTAAATATCGCTTGGTCATCATCTCCTGCAACAAAAGAATCTACGGTTTTATTCCAAATATTTTTAACCATATCCCATTGCATTAAAGATAAGTCTTGTGCTTCATCTATAAATACTACATCAAAGTTGGGTGATTTATCTGATTTAACGAAATCTAATATCATGTCATTGTAATCAATTAAATTATATTCTTTTTTATATCTTTTTAATTCTTCTGCTAAATGAATTAATGTTGAGTATTCAACATCTTGATTATGTTCTTTTAAATTATATTGCCTATCGATACTTATGTTTCTAAGTTTTGCTAAATGAATTATTCTTAAGTAATCACTTTTAGTTGAAAACAATCCAGTCTCTTCTTCATCATAATCATTATAGTCTAAAAATAAATTTTCTTTTCTACCTAAATCTTCGTAATGTCTTTTCTGCATTACTTGGTTTTTCTTAATACCTAATTGTCTAAATGCTAATGAATGTAAAGTTCTAAAATAAGGAAGATCATCTTCTTCTAAATTAAATTTTTTCATCGCTCTATCTTTAGCTTCATTTGCAGCTTTTCTTGTAAAAGCAAAATATCCAATACGATCAGGATTAGTTGTCTTTAAATAGTCATCAACTTTTTCTAAAAGAGTATGTGTCTTACCTGTTCCTGGGGGGCCTAATACAATTGTTTTCATATCAATATGGTGAATCCTCTTTTAATTTTTTAGGTGTGTGACTATTTTCTGGTTTTTCAAATGCATCTACAACCATAATCGTTGGTCTCTTTTTACCTATTACAATTCGATCATCACTACAGTTACAATATTCTTTTAACATTTGTTGTGTGACTTGTGGTTTCTCTGGCCATTTCTTTCTAAGTAAATGTCCATGATAAAATTTGTGAAATATAAATTTATGTTTACCCTCTTCGGTAAATACGTTTCCATTTAATATATCTTTCTTAGTTGTTTCTGCTGCTGTTCTATTAGTACAGAATTCTTCTAAGTGTTCTTTTAATTGATCTACTATAGAAGATCCTTCTGGTGCTTTAATAATTTCTACACCTTGTAATAATTGATCGGTGTATTTTTCAAATTCTTTAACCGTGATCCGTGGTGGTTTCTTATTGATTTGTTTTGCAACAGTTCTTCTAAATAATCTTTGTTCCATTAGATAGTCTATATTATCTAATTTAACTCTTTCTCCATCTACATTAACCCAGTAATATGGTTCATCTAGCTCTACTTTTTGTAAATCAGATAGTGTTGGAAATACTGAGTCTCCACCTATTCCATATTTTCTAGTTCTACACAGATTTTTATCACAATGATTACACATTGGATCTTCATTACATTTAAAGCCTAAATCTTTACCATCATTAAATTTTATTTTACCTTGAACTATTTTGTCTTCTAACGGCCCCTCTGGATGTTTTTCAAAATATTTATAATTAAACGCATTAATTTTAATTTGCCAGGTATCTGGCCATTTTCTTTTCGCATATTGTATGTATTGATAAAGTATTCTATCTCTACCATCTTTAATATCTGATTGTGTTAATGACTCTAAACAAGGTGGGCCATCACTAAATTCTGACTCTGGTCTTTTAACTTGAAGTTGTTCTAATTGTTCTGGTGTAATTTTATTTAATTGATATAGATTTAAAAAACCATCTAGATTAACAGCTTCTGCATTTTCATTAAAGCAATATCTTGTTGTTTTATTACCATTAAAGTATGGTAAATTTAAAAAATTTCCTGTATCATCTTTTGATTTTAATTCTACTTGTTTAGGAAAAACTTCTGATCCACCATAACCCAACACTGCACTGACTGAGATTAATTTATCTCTCATTAATTTTGCGTCAACTGGAACTGTTGTAAAACAAAATACATGTGCTCCACCTGATTTAGATCTAAATACTATTAAAGGTAATTGTAAATTTTTTATTTTATTAATTAATTTTTTATGATCAAAACCTGCATAAGAATCAATATCAACACATCCCCATTTACATTTATTATTTTCATCAATTGGAATTATACCTAGACTTGGTTCAATACCATTTAAGTGGTTTTCCCACATTTCATCGGTAACTATTTTTCTTTGAACAAAAGATTTTCCTTTTATCTTTTGACCATCTGCACCTTTCTTATCAACGTAAGTGACACCATGTGCACGTTCTAACCCTGAAAATATATTTTTAAAATCACTCATATCTTATCTTTATAAGTGGGCGGCTGCAGTCTCCCTTTGCCGCCCACTACCTAGGATTCTATTTAGTATGGTGACTTTTCTGCTGTATCTACATCAGAATCATGTTTAATTTCAACCTCACCTTTACCTATCTTTTCAGCAAAGTCTTTAGCTAAAGAATAAACATTACTATCTGCTACAGGGCCAATTTTAGTTACATCCCAACCAAACCATGTTCCTTTGTCATTAGACATTTGAACAGACTTTAGTTTATAAAGATGGCTGAATGTTGGCGGTGTAAACAAACCATTCTTACCTTGCATTTTGATTGACATCATCATTGAATTCCAAGATCTACTTACTTTTAATTGAGTTCTTGTCATTGACACCAATGCTGTGCCTGGAGTTTGACCCATTGTTACAACAAAATGATTTGCTGTATTTTCAAGATAATTACCATTAGGTAATACATCTCTATTCATTTGGTCTCTCTTAGTTGTTTTTACAATAGGATCATCTACTGCATACATTCCTACTAGACCTCCTCCAAGTTCTCTAGGTTTCCACTCTAGATACTTTCTTTCATACGCACAAGGTAATACTTCAATCCCTTTCTCACCGTCGAATAATTCTTTAGTGACAGAGTTTAATATCATACCTGGTTCTGCACCCTCAACATATTTACCATTTTTTTTATTTATCTCAGGAGATAATTGTCCTAAGACTTTTAAAAAAGGTAAAGCAAGATCTTCTTGTTCTATGTTTTGTGCTCCTACATTTGCATCTGCTTCAAAAATATTTGAAGCCAAAGCACCTGCAGTTTGTTTCTTTATTATGTTTGTTTCATTTGTCATATTTATTTTTTCCTTTTTACAGTTGTTTTATTTCCAACATATATGCTGAAAATATCCGTTGGCATTTCTTTACCTGCCTCAATACGCTCACGGACTAGCGCTTTCAGAGTCATGGGTTCAACCTTAAGCTTTTGCGCAGGTTGAAGACCCTGACTCTTCGCAAGGTCAGCATATTCTGCTGCCTTGTTGTCTTCTCCACGACCAAAAGACACTACCACTTCATTTTTGATAATGTCTGCAAGGCCATTGGTACGAAGCCAGTTAAAAGCCGCTTCTTTATTAGCTTGTGTTATTGTAGCATTATAGAACGGCTTAACATCTATCATGGAACCATCCATAAGTTTAAGTTGAGATAAACCCATCTCAGACATCATGGTTGGAATAACTTCTCCAGATATATGTTCTAAATCTTTTTTCTTATCTTTTACTCGTTCTTCAAGTAATTCGATCTCTTGTGTTATCTGTTCCATTTTTTGAACTTCATCAGATAATGTTTTAAGATTTTTACTTTTATCTAAAACATCTGTTTTATCTTTTTCAAAATTAATAGAGCCACTACCACTAAAGGTTTCTAT